TCCAATCTTGATTGATACAGAAAATGCACTTGACGAAAAATGGCTACACGCACTTGGTGTTGATACAAGTCCAGACAAGTTGTTGAAACTTAACATGGCTATGATTGACGACGTGGCAAAGACTATCACAGAGTTTATTGCAGAATATAAAACAATGGATGAAGCAGAGCGTCCGAAGATCTTATTTGTTATCGACTCATTAGGTATGTTGTTGACTCCTACCGACGTTAATCAATTCCAAGCAGGTGACATGAAAGGTGACATGGGTCGTAAGCCCAAAGCACTTACAGCACTTGTTCGAAACTGTGTAAACATGTTTGGCTCTTACAACATTGGCATGGTATGTACCAATCACACATACGCCAGTCAAGACATGTTTGATCCAGATGACAAGATCTCCGGCGGTCAAGGTTTTATCTACGCAAGTTCGATTGTAGTTGCTATGCGTAAATTAAAGTTAAAACTTGATGCAGATGGCAATAAGACTACAACTGTACAAGGTATTCGTGCAGCCTGTAAGATTATGAAAACACGATATGCAAAGCCATTTGAAAGTGTACAGGTTGAAATTCCTTATGAAACAGGTATGAGTCCATATAGCGGATTAGTCGACCTGTTTGAGGCAAAAGGGTTGCTCAAGAAAGAAGGAAACAGCCTAGTATACACAACCAGCGACGGCGAGATTATCAAACAGTTCCGCAAGGCCTGGGAAAAGAATGAGAAGACTGGCCTAGACATTGCAATGGCAGACATTTCTAAACACGGTGAAAAACCTACTTCTGAGATAACTACTACAGTTGAATCAGACTTGGAGGTCACCGAATGAAAGACGACTTGATTGCAGATATCTGGACATTGGTCATTGAACATATTCCAGAAAAGCATAGAAAAGACTTAGCTGCCGATTTTGTTAACACACTATTGGATTATGGTATTAAAGAATCAACACTTACAAGCCTTTTAGGTGTTGACCCTTATCTAGATACCGCAGTTGAATATGCAACTGATGGCGAAGAAATTGTAGACGAAGAAGACGAAGACTACTACGAAGATGAGGAATAAATGAATTGGTATGACAAGGTTAGTAAAGATATAAGCAACATTCCCGATGCTGTGGCCTATTATGAAGCTGAGTTAATCGAAGCAAAACAAGATGTCCGCATAGCGGGAAACATTGAGAAGGCAAGTTCGCAGATGCCCGGTATCGTGGAAGAACGCTTTAATCAACTTCAAGAAATTGAAGGTATCCTTGAGTACTTAAACATTGAACTTCGTAGACTTCGTAGTCAACACTTTCGCAAATATCTCGAAAACTATCAACGAGCTTTATCTTCTAGGGACTGTGAAAAGTTTGTAGAAGGTGAAGCTGACGTTGTAGACTTTGAAAAAATTATCAACGACTTTGCTCTACTACGCAATAAGTGGTTAGGCATTATTAAAGCACTCGATCAGAAACAATGGCATCTAAGCAACATTGTTAAACTACGAGTATCAGGATTAGAAGACGCATCTCTATGAACATCTTAGTAACAGGTGGATTAGGCCTAATAGGCCACAACGTTGTTGCTCGCCTAGAAGCACTAGGCCACACAGTCATTATTACAGATATCAGAACTAATTATGGTCTAATTCCACAAGAAGAATTAGATTATTTGATTGCAGAACGATTAAAAAAAATTCAAACAACAGAAATATATCGTATCGATATAGTCGATACCGATGGCATCGACTTCTTGTTGCGCAAGTTTAATCCAGACACTATCATACACCTTGCTAGTTTTCCTAGACAAAAAGTAGTTAATGCAAATCCTGTACTTGGCTCACGCACCATGAGCGAAGGACTGCTTAATCTCCTAGAATTAAGTGTAAAGTATAATGTAAAAAGATTTGTTTATACTAGTTCTAGCATGGTATACGGTGATTTTACAGACTTTGTTAAAGAAGATGCAGTATGCCGTCCACAAGGACAATACGGCATTATGAAACTTGCAGGCGAGTGGTTAATTAAAGACTATACACGTAAATATGGAATAGAACATACTATCTTTCGTCCAAGTGCAGTATATGGACCCCTCGATGTAGAAGATAGAGTTATTAGTAAATTCTTGTTGACTGCCATGCGCGGCAGCAGTCTTAAAGTAAATGGCATTAACGAAACACTAGATTTTACCTATGTAGATGATGCAGCTAATGGGATTGTAGCGGCTACCCTTGCAGAAAATACTGCAAATAAAACTTATAACATAACTAAAAGTCATAGTAAGACATTGTTGTCTGCTGCTGAATTAGCAGTTAGTCTAGTAGGTAAAGGCACAGTCGAGGTCAAGGAAAAGGATGCAGACTTCCCTAGTCGAGGAGCATTAGATAGTTCGGCAGCACGTCAGGATTTTGGGTTTAATCCCAAGGTTGACATTGATGAAGGATTTGAAATTTACTACAATTGGATTAAAAATTCAGCGTATTGGAAACAGCATATATAAGTTGTCATGAATAAAAAAATTACCCTTGTTATCACATCGTGCGGTAGATTTGATTTGTTAAAAGAAACACTTATTAGTTTTTTTAAATTTAACACATACCCTATTGAAGAGTGCATTATTATTGAAGATAGCGGCACAGTATCTACTTTAGATTTTTTAAAAGAATTCATTCCTGTACCGGTTAAATTTATAATCAATCCAATAAACTTAGGTCAAATGAAATCAATTGATCTTGCATATGCCGAAGTAAAAACTGATTATATTTTTCATTGTGAAGACGATTGGGAATTTTTTAAATTGGGATTTATTGAAGAGTCTTTTAAAATTTTAGAAGTTGACCCGACTGTGTTTACCGTCTGGTTAAGAGCACACAACGACACAAATAAATCACCAATTGAGCCAACACTATACACAACAGAAACAGTTTCATATTATTATATTGGTTCTGTAAAACATTGGCATGGGTTTACTCTTAATCCAGGATTGCGCAAAACTGAAGATTGTATGAAATTTCATCCAATAACTGAGTTAACCCCTTTAGTAAAAAAACGACATGGATTAATTCTTGCACATGAACTTGATTTGTCAGAATATTATCATCGTGCAGGTTATCGAGGAGCAATTACCTCAGACCCTGCCGGATATGTACGACATATCGGATGGGATCATCATTTACCGATGCCTTGGGAAAAAATATGAATCCGCCAACCTTTTGTATCACATTGCAAAATCATGAATATAGCACAGCCATGTTATCTGCCTGCTTGGAAAGTGCTAGGGTCCATAATTGGGATGTTGAACCTTTCTGGGCAACATTAGGAACCGATCTAACCGATGAATCATGGGAAAGCATTGGCGTTAAACCTCGACTTGAAAAACAAACTATGCCATTTCCAGGAGTACAGGGATGCTTCTTTAGTCATTTTTATCTTTGGCAAAAATGTATTGAACTGAATACTCCAATTGTTGTATTAGAACAAGATGCAGTTATCAACGCACCCTGGCCTACTAATCTCAATCCGTATGCTGGTATTATAAAATTACATAGACCTTATACATCAAAATCAAGCACCTATGACGAAGATTCAGGAAACTGGACAAAATCAGCTCATGCTTATTATCTTGCACCTCAATATGCAAAGACACTGATTAACTGGTCGAGAACACACGGGGCCATACCTGCAGATGTGCTTATTGGCGATAAGGTAGTACCATACACGCACCTAAATTATAAATTAACTAATCGAAATGTTGAAAGAACGTCAACTACACGAACTATTGGTCGAGATCGACGTATTACTTAAATTTTAAAAGATAGCATCCAATTTCGCTACCTTGGAATGTGTGTTGTATATTAGAAAATGTTTCTAATATCTCAGTATGTGACCAGTCATCTTTGATGTGTACTTCAAAGGGATTGCCTTCGTACTCATCTTGCGGGTAATGAATAATTGGTATACTAATAATTGCATACCTACTAAATTTTGCAACATTGTTTACCAGTTTCACTGCTTCCTCCTTGGTCATATGTTCTAACATATCTCCCATAATGGTTAGATCAACAGGACCAATATTTTCAAAATTAGTAGTTCTTGCATCTTCGTTGATAACGCTATTATATCTATCTCTTAAATGATATTTCTGAATA